TGGTTCGTACGGCGCTGAGGCGATCGCGTGGATCGAAGCCGAGCAGCGCATCACCCTGCGGTGGTGGCAGGCCCTTGCGGTCACCCGCCAACTCGAGCACCGGGCGGATGGGTCGCTGTGCCATCGGACGACGGTGGAGTCTGCGCCGCGCCGGGCGGGTAAGTCGGTGCGGGTGCGTGGTCTGGCCCTGTGGAGGATGGCGCACCCGCATCTGTTCGGCGAGGCACAGACGGTGATCCACACCGGCAGCGATGTGGCGATCTGCCGTGACGTGCAGCGCGGGGCGTGGCGGTGGGCTGAGGAAATCGCCGGCTGGTCGGTGTCGCGCGCGAACGGCAAAGAGGCGCTCGAGACACCCGGCGGCGACCGGTGGCTGGTCCGGGCGAAGGGAGCGGTATACGGCTACGACGTGTGTCTGGGGATCGTGGACGAGGGGTGGAACGTGGCGCCGGATGTGGTGACGGAGGGGCTTGAGCCGGCGACCTTGGAACGCCGGTCCCCGCAGTTGCATTTGACGTCGACGGCGCATCGTCGGGCGACGTCGCTGATGCGTACCCGGCTGCAGGTGGCGTTGACGATGGAGGACCCGGACACGCTGCTCCTGCTGTGGGCGGCGCCCGCGGGCTCGGACCCGGGTGACCCCGAGGTGTGGCGGGCGGCGTCGCCGCATTGGTCGGAGGACCGGCGGCGCATGATCGCGGACAAGTACGCGAAGGCGCTTGCGGGCGAGGCGGACCCGCAGGCCGACGACCCCGACCCGATGGCGGGGTTCGTGTGCCAGTACCTGAACATCTGGCGGTTGCGTGAGGCGCCGGCGGAACGCGGTGACCCGGTCGTGTCCACGGATGACTGGTCCGCGCTGGTGGTGGACGTGCCGGAGGGCCCGCCGGCGGGTGCGGCTGTCGAGTCGTGGTTCAGCGACGGCGTGTCGCTGGCCTTGGCGTGGCGGTCGGGCGAGTACGTGGTCGTGTCGGTGCAGGATCTGGCCGACTTGTCGGACGTGAAGGGCGCGCTCGCCGACGCGGGGTTCAAGGGCCGGGTGACGGTGGGAGCGAGCCTGGTGGACGACCCGGCGCTGTCTGGCGTGCGGGTCGACAAGGGCCAAGGGCGGACGGCGGCGGCGGTGCAGGATCTGCGCCGGCTGCTCGACGATGGCGTGTTCCGCCACGATGACGGGGATTTGTTGACCGATCAGGTGTTGGGGGCTCGGACGGTGCCGGGCGCGGATGGGCCGCGGATGGCGTCGAAGGGTGCGGCGGATGCGGTCAAGGCCGCGGTGTGGGCGGTGACTGCTTGCCGTCGCCCATCGGTGGGTCGGCCGCGGCTGATCGTGGCGTCGTAGATCACAAAGTGATGACGGATGACGTAGCGCGGTTCTCTTAACGTGTAACGTTCCGGCCGATGCGTTGGCCCTGGGGACGTAAGCGGCACACGTTCGACAGCGCGCCCCAACCGATCGTCGAGTTGTTCGCTGCGATGGAACGGGCGGCGGGCACGTCGGTGTCCCGGGCTCAGGCCCTGTCGGTGCCGGCGGTGCAGCGTGGCCGGAACATGCTGTGCAGCATCGCGACGTTGCCGCTCGAGCAGCGGGGCCCGGACCGGTCCGATGTGCCGAGCGCGCTGTTGCGGCAACTGGACCCGGATGTGCCGAACGTGGTGACGGTGGCCCAGACCGTCGAGGACTTGCTGTTCGAGGGCATCAGTTGGTGGCTGGTCACCGCTTCGGACTTCCCCGGGTTCCCGGTGGCGGTGCGGCACCTTGACGTGGCTACCGTGTCGGTGGACCCGCCGAAGGGACGCACGGCCGCACCGTTGCCGGCCGGGATCGACCCGCGGCAGGGCGTCGTGTGGGTCGACGGCAACCCGGTGCAGAGCTCGCGGGTGATCCGGTTCGATTCGCCGAACCCGGGCCTGTTGAAGGTGGCGGGCCGGGCGATTCGCCGGGCGATCCTGTTGGACAAGGCGGCGTCGATGTACGCCGATGACCCGCGGCCGTTGGACTACTTCACGCCGACGGACGGCGCCGACCCGGCCAGCGACGACGACATCGAAACGATCTTGGCGCAGTGGAAGGCGGCCAGGAAGGCCCGGTCGACGGGCTATGTGCCGGCGGCGTTGAACTATCACACGGTCGACGCGCCTTCGCCGCAGCAGCTTCAGCTTGTCGAGTTGCAACGGCAGGCGGGCGTCGACATCGCTAACGCGCTGGGCGTCGACCCCGAAGACCTCGGCGTGAGCACGACGAGCCGCACGTACCAGAACGCGGTGGACCGCCGGCGTGACCGGATCAACGACGTGTACGCCCCGTACATGCGGGCGATCACCGACCGGTTGTCGATGGGTGACGTGACCCGCCGCGGCTACCGGGTCGTGTTCGACCTCGACGACTTCCTTAAGGCGAACCCGACGGAGCGTTGGGCGACCTACGAAAAGGCGCTCGAGCTCAAGGTGATGACGGTCGACGAGATCCGCGAGCGGGAGGACGAGCCGCCGGCGCCGCCCGAGCTCACCCGCCCCGAGCCGCAGCAGCCGCCGGCGCTCGCCGCGGTCCCTGACCCCGACAACGAGGAGGCGGCCCCGGTGAACGCATCCGCGCAGCCTGTGGCCCACGAGTTCGACGGCCCATCGACGTTCACGCTCGACATGCCGGTCACCGAGTTCTCAGTCGACCGCGAGAACCGGATCATCGAAGGGCTCGCGGTCCCCTACGGTCAGACCGGCAGCAAGGGCGGGATCACGTTCCGGTTCGACGCCGGGTCGATGCAGTGGAACACCGACCATCCGGGCCGGGTGAAGCTGGTGTTCCCGCGGCATGGCACCGCGGTCGGGAAGGCGATCCAACTCGCCAACCGGTCAGACGGGCTGTTCACCCGGTTCAAGATCGGGCGCGGAGCCGAGGGTGACCGGGCGCTCGAGCTCGCCGAAGATGGCGTGTTCGACGGGCTGTCCGTGGGCGTGGACTTCGACCCGAAGGTCGATGCCGTCCCCGACCGTGCCGACCGCCGCATCCTCAACGTCCGCCGTGCCGATCTGCGCCATGTGGCGCTCACCGATGAACCCGTGTTCGATAATGCCCGCGTCACTTCGGTTGCCGCGAGCCGTACAGGAGAGGGAGGCCACGTGGCCACCGACGACAACGCACAGACCACCGAGCCGCCCGCGGCTCCCGACGGCCCCGCCGGGCTGTCGCTGAGCGAGGACCAGCTGACGGCGCTGCTGTCGCGGCCGGGTGCCATCGAAGCACTCGTCGCCCAGCAGCAGCCGCCTGCGGCCGAGCCCGAGACGCCTGCAGGTGCGCTCACCCTGTCAGCCGACCAGGTCGACGGGCTCATCAAGACGGGACGCCTGTCGGCGCTGCTGGGTCTCCCGACCCCCGCCGCCGGCGGCGACGACGGGGAACGGCCCACGCCTGTCGACCCGACCCGCCGGGTGGCCATGTCGGTCACCGAGCCGGTCCCGTACCGGTTCGACCGTGACGGCAACCTGCGGCCCGGGTCGCATGACTTCTCGTCGGACCTGATCTTCGCTGGCCGCGACCACGACCAGTCCGCCTACGACCGGGTGATGTCGTTCGTGCAGGCTCAGTTCGACGTGCAGACAGGCGACGTCAACGAGCTCAACCCCGACATTCAGCGGCCCGCCATGTTCGTCGATCAGACCGACTACGTGTACCCGCTGTGGGCGTCGATCAACCGGGGTGCGATCGGCAGCGTGACCCCGTTCGTCGTCCCGAAGTTCTCGTCGTCGTCGGGTCTGGTGGACGACCACACGGAGACGGTGGAGCCGTCATCGGGCAGCTACGTCGTGACGTCGCAGACGATCACGCCGACCGCCCTGTCGGGCAAGGCCGAGATCACCCGGGAGACCTGGGATCAGGGCGGCAACCCGCAGGTGTCGGCACTCGTGTGGCGGCAGATGGTCCGCGAGTGGAACGAGGAGCTCGAGGCGGCAACGGCGACGTTCCTGAACACGCTGACCGCCGCCGTGGATATCGCCATCACCACGGCGGCGGCGGACGCCGCGTTGGCGTC